TTTTAGCTAAAGAAGTAATTGGTGTTAGAAAACAAGCTCCATTAAGTGTTCTTAACCGTATCCCTGGATACTCTCCAAATAGTACATTAGCTAATATTCTTTATGGTATTCGTGAAAAAGTTTTACCTAAAAAATGGACAACAGTGCCATGGGTTAATTTTGATGGTAAAATCATTGAACAAAACTTTACACAACGTTTTGAAGAACGTTTAACCTATAAAGATGCTAATGGTAAGTGGATAACAAATATTGTTCAGATTGATCAAAAGACAGACCCTACTTGGTGGGATGAAGTCTTAAATAAATCAGATACAATTAATGATATTGCAGATGCTGGAAAGGCAAGAACGGCTTTTGCTGTTAATGGTAACCATTCCAATGATGCTACATTAGTTAAAAACTTTCATATTTGGGGTAAACAAAATAATATTCAAACCTCTACTATTCACGATGCTTTCTTTACAAATGCAGCTGATATGTTAAAGGCAAGAAGAGACTTAAGGAAAATCTACGCAAATGCACTTCGTAATAATGTTATTAAAATGACATTAGATGAAATGAGAAAACGAGGTTTACCTAAATCATTATATGATCAATATCTAAATGAGGCTATTGAAACTGGGTTAATACCAGTAGTTGGTAGATCTAGAATCAATGGCAATTTAATAACAGATAAAGATATATTAATGCGAGAAGATATTCTCAAAGAAATACCTGAAGATTTCTTTCAAGATTTTGGATGGTATGGAATTGGATAAAGTTATATAGGAACTCGGAGACACTGCCTATATTTAATGGTGTCTCTTATTTTTTAAAATCAAATCCTAGAGTTGTACTTTAGGTCAACGAGCTGTGCTCAGAGGAAGAAATAAAATGGCTACAAAACTATTAACACCTGAAGAAATTGCGGAACTAACTCCTGACGAATTAGCGACATATAATGCTGGCATCGAAGCAGATAAGAAACAACCTGACGATGAAAAAGACAAAGATATGATTGCAAAATTAGTTCAAGAACGGGTAGAAGCTGAACTAAAGGAATTGAAATCAAAACTTGATGGGGCTTACGGTTCTAGAGACGATGCCTTAAAAAAAGTTGCTGAGTTTGAACAAAAAGAAAAAGAAGCAAATCTTAAACGATTGCAAGAAGAAGGTAAACATAAGGAAGCTTATGAATTACAACTTGCTGAAGAGAAAGCTAAACGTGAAGCACTTGAAAAACGTAATACCGAGTTGACTCGTGATGTTACGGTACGTGACGTACTAAAAGGATACGCATTTAGAAATGAAAATGCTGCTGATATGGCCTATCGCGAGATAGTAAACCAATTGATGCAGAACGATAAAGGTGAATGGATTCACCGCTCTGGCATATCAATTAAAGATTTTGTTCTTACATTCTCTACAAGTGATGATAACTCATTCTTGTTCAAATCTAAAACTAATAGTGGTAGCGGTAACACTGATTCAAATAAATCTGGAAACCCTAGTGGTGAACAGAAAACTTCTGTTTTCAAGATGACTCAAGAAGAAGTTCTTAAGTTAGCTTCTGAAGGCAAATTACCTAACCAAAAATAAACAAGGAAATAAATAAATGACTGCTCGTACAGACATCGCTGGTGCATCTAACTATGCACTACAATCTGCAATTAGTGCTTATGCTGATGAAGCCTACACTAACGCTAAAAAATTATCTGGCACTGGTATCGTAGGTTCAAACCCTGATATCGATACTTCTACTGAAACTTATGTTGGTCAAGTTCGTTGGTTCAAACCATTGAGCGCAACTGTAAACGTTGCTTCTTTAGATACTGCTTCTGCAGGTGCTAAAACAAACTTTGCTTCTGACTTCTTAAACTATGTTAAAACTGTTCGTACTCATGGTGCTGAAAAAGTTAATATGGCTCAAGTTGTTACTCAAGTAGATGGCTTAGCTAAAATTGGTCGTGACTTTGCTGAAACACGCGCACAAGATGAAAGCGATGCTATCCTTTCTATCTTAAAAGGTGTTGCTCTTTCTGAAGCTTTAAACGGTGCTGCAGCTGCTTCTGGTGCTACTGGCCTTGGTGGTCAAACATTCGACAACGATCCAACAAGCAAACGCTATGGTTTCTATGTTGATTTAGGCGCTTCTAAAGTTGTTACTGCTGCTACTGCAGGTAATCAAGGCGCTCAACGTGCTGAAGGTTTCTTACAAGCATTTGGTATGGCTTACAAAGACTACGAGCCAGATTATGCTTACTTAGTAACTTCACCAGAAGTTATGGCTTCATTGCGTTCAGCTAACTTAGTTGATCAAACTAGCGTAGTAGAAGGTAATGTAACATTTAACACTATTTTCGGTGGTAAATTCCGTTTGATTCAAACCCGTGCTAGCCAAGGTTTTGCTTCTGCTGATTTAACTAAAATCAACACTGGTGCTGGTGTAGATATCGTTGGTACTAAGACTTCTTTCATTGTATTGCCTGGTGCTCTAGCAATGGAAAACTTAGCTGTTCCTGATTCTGTTGAAATGTTCCGTGATGGTAACGCTTACAACGGTGGTGGTTCAACTTCTATCTGGTATCGTTGGGGTTATGTTGGTCATCCAGCTGGTTACAACTGGGCTGGTTCACAAGATGCTTTCCCAAGCAACGCTGCTTACGGTTACGCTATTGAAGGCGGTACACCAAAAGCTTTGTCAGCTGTTGCTTCAGGCACATTGGCATCTACAACTGGTACATGGACTCGTAAAGCAAGTAGTGCTTTAAGCCTAGGCATCTTGCCAGTATTCCACTCTTAATAAAGGAGAACACTTATGGCACTTGTCAAAGGAACTAATTCCTATGTAACAGTTGCAGAAGCTGATACATATTTTGGGGATAGGCTTAATGCAAGTGTATGGGATTTAGCAGATGATACTACTAAAGCTCAAGCATTAATTACTGCCACTCGACTATTAGATGATATGTCATGGTCAGGCACAGCCATAAGTGAATCTCAAGCATTATCTTTTCCACGTTCTGGTTCGTATTTCGATCCTAAAGTTGGGAGTGTTATTTCTTTTGGGAGTAGCACACCTAGCCGTGTAAGTACTGCAAATTATGAATTGGCATTACATTTGATGAGTAATGAAGACGCAACTTCAGCAGGTGGCTCAGTTAAAAGTATTAAAGTTGGTGATATTAGTTTAGATAATATTAATCAAGTTAGTACATTTCCTTACGCAATTAAGAAAATCATTAATCCTTTATTGGATAATGGTGGTTCTAATATGTGGTGGAGAGCAAATTAAATGAGCTACCGATTACTCGTTAAAAGCCAAGTTAATAAAGCTTTTAAAGACATCGGAGATTTAGCAAAAACTGTAACACTTGTTCAAAAGAAAATGGACAGCTTTGATTTTTCGACTAGTGAGGTAGTAGAAGGAACACAGCAAAGTACAACAGTGAAAGCTATAGTTACTGTATCTAAGAATAAAGAATCATCCACTGGCAATGCCAATGAAGGATTAAGAAACGTTATTCGTAGAACATTACTAATGAAATCCGAAGATATTACAATTACTACCTTAACATCTTATAGCACAGTTCTTATCGATGCTGTTGAATGGACTATCGTACCACCATTCAAAGATAATGAATTCACTATAACTATAGATGTGATAAGGGAGGTCTAATGGGTAAATATCAAGGTCTTCAAAGTGACATATTTTCAATTTTTGCATCTACAGCATGGATAAACGAAGATATACCGACTTACCCTCAAAACTTTGTGGGTGATACGTCTGGTAAAGATTATCTGAGAGTTTCTATTATTGCTAATGGTGAAGGCATTAATCTAGTTTCTTCATCTGGAATATTAAAGATTGACATATTTACCAAAGCAGGATTTGGCCCATCATTGGCTAATATCATTGCAGATAAACTAGATAAGCATCTAGTTGGAAAGAGTATTAAATTATCAAGTAGTGTTACACAATTTGGTAAGAGCTCTTTAAACCCTATAGGTGTCGATACGGCTAATACAGCTTTATATCGAGCATCCTACACAATACCTTTTAATTATTTTGGAGTTTAATACATGGCACACATCAGTTCTATTGGCGCAGGTCTGTTCTCAGATTTAGCCATTGCTGTACCTTCAACACCACCTACAATGACTACCCTTGATACTGAATCCGAATTCGAAGCATTATTTGCTACCGAAATCGAATCATCAGGCGGTACTAAGGGTGTTAATACATTTGTTCGCGTTAAAAACGTTCGTGAGTTCCCTTCAATGGGTACACCACCAAACATTGTTAACGTTGCAACTTATGGTCAAAAATCTAGTCAACAAATCCAAGGTCAATCTGACGCTCCTTCAATGGAACTTACTTTGAATTTTGTTCCTAGTGAATGGTCTAAAGACGCAGCTAACGTTCTTGGTAACATGGTTGGTGATGGTAACCAATATGCTTTCCGTTTTGCATTGTTGAACAGTGAACCTACTGGTTCTGGTGCAACTAAATATGCTTCTACTACTGCTGGTCTAGGTACTGTTCAAAACAGTGTTTACTACTGGGTTGGTAAAATCGAAGCTCTTCAAGTTAGCCCACAGTTAACTGATGCAAACACTGCTACAATCACTATTACTGTACAATCACCATTCTTTGGTGCTTTCACAGCCTAATAGCTGAAACTTAGGGGATAAAGGCTGGCAACCTTTATTTAAATAAACACAGCTCGCCCTTTTGTGGTGTTGCCCCTTAATTACCAGAGAACAATTATGGATAATGAAGACAAGCCATTCAGCCAAGGATATGTATTACGAACAACTGCTAAACATATGCGTAAAAGCGTAGATATCAG